TTTGTGTTTTTGGTATTGGTTTTCTTCCTCTAGCCATTATAATCTTTGTTTAACTATATTTACTCTATCAGCAGGTACATAGTGAGTTTCACATATTACACTAACATTATAACCAAATTGATCTAGTCCTGGGTTTAATGGATTAGTAGCATATGGATAATCAGGATCTTTACCTACAAAATATTGAGTATCATAAGTATTATCTACTTCAAAATAACTTTCTTGATATAGAATAATATCTCCAATTTGAGGTACTATATTAGCATCTACTAAATCATCTCTTAAAAATGCTACTTTAATACTCCAATTAAAGTCAACCCCAAATTCACTTGTACCATCTGTTTTTTGTTCAATAGTAATTAAAGAATTTAATAGTACAGGTTCATCATAGAATTTACCTCCTGATGCTTCACCATACATGTTTACTATAGTTTTATCTAAAACATATTTGTACAAAGCACATTGTTGGGTAATAATATCCCCTAACAATTCTCTGTTAAGATGTCTAAACATTGATATGTCTCTTGCTCTTCCAAAAAGTGCCATATTATCCTACAAATATTACCATTGGTACATTAGCTATTTCTTTATTTCTATAATCAGATTCTAATGATCTTCTTTCAAGTAATGCTTGTTTAGAAGTTTCATCAAAATATGCTCTTAATCTTTCAATTAAAGCGTTTTTCTCAGCAGTAGCAGCTGATAGTAAGTCAGCTTGATTTAATGTTACATTTTGATCAGGTATAGGAACAGTGCTATATTTACCTCTGTTATATCCTAATATTTCTTTAACTAATGCTAAAGTATATTCAAATATCCATTGTCGCCCAATTGAATTAATTTGTGTATAAACAGGATTAGTATATGGGACATTTGATACATTTGTTATACTTCCGCTACCAACTTGACTTATACTATTATTTATTCGGTCTGTTACTTTAATATATTCAAACCACAAATATCCTTGTCTAGAATCATTATCTGAGGGTATAGGGAATATTGTTAAGTTATTGTTTATAATCTCAAATGTATATTGAGATAAACGAATTGTATTACTTAATTCTATACCTTGAATCACACCGGCGTCATAAGCAACAGGCATCATTAAATATCCTCCACCATATCCTCCTCCGTACATACCACCATATAAACCAGCAGCAGGTACACCTCCTAAACCAGCAAATCCTCCAAATGGAGCATACATCTGATTAATAGCAGGGGTGTCTTGATAAAATACTCTTTTAATTTCAATACCACCTGATATGCTTTGGCTTATAGCCCACTCTTTCATATCATAGGTTTGTTGACCTGAATTTAAAGTTAATGAGCCACTATACCAAGTAACATTTCCTCCTACACCTGCTTCCTCTCCATATTGTTGAGATAATTTAATTATATATCCTAAGTTAGGAGTTATAATAGTATTATTAATAGAAGTAGCAGTTGGTGCTCCTTCTAGAGTGAGCATATTATCTCTTACTTGGTAAGCATATAATTCATTACCATAGACAGTAGTAGCTTCTTCAAATGCTGCCCAAAAGTTTATATCTTGTAATTCAATATCTGTAATAGGATAACCTAATCTTCTAGCACAAAAATTAGCTACTCTATTAGCATCAGTTTTAAATTGAGCATCATTATCATAAAATCCAAACGGGGTAGGAGAACTACCTGTTGATGGAGTATTATAATATGAAGCTGAATAAGCGGCAAAAGAGCTAGATCCTGGCCAAATAGGAATATTCATGTCTGTGTTTTAATTATAAATATTAATCCCTATAGTCTGAGTATAGTTTAAGAATTGGTTCTACAATTTCATGACGGTGGTTTGTTTTTAAAGTAAATATACTTACTCCTTTAATATTTTCTTCTAAACGAGTAAAGAATCCAATACCACTATCTTTTCTTGTTTTTAAATCTGTTTGAGTTATATCTCCACAAAATACCATTTTACCACCTTTACCTAAACGACCTAAAATCATTTCAGTTTGTCCATGAGTGATATTTTGACATTCATCTACTATTACAAATGAGTTAGGGAATGTTCTACCTCTCATAAATGCAAAAGGTACAATTTCAATAACATTATCTTTAATTAACTTATCTACTTTTTCTTTATCATATAACATGTATAAATTAGCATAGATAGGAGCTAACCAAGGATCCATTTTTTCTTTTAAGTCACCTGGTAGGAAACCTATTTCTTCTTTAGCTACTGTAGGTCGAGTGATAATAATTCTCTCAACATCTTTTTTAAAGACCATATCTAAAGCCACTTGACATGCTACAAGTGTTTTACCACTACCAGCCATTCCTTTTAATAATGTGACTGGGCTTTCTAAAATTAATTGCTTAGCTGATTTCTGTTCTTCATTTAATTGAATTTTGAATGTAATTGGATTTTTAGGCTTCCTCTTTTCTTTGAAGATATTTTGTGCCTCTTCACTTCTGTTGAAATCTGTCATAAACTTATTTTTGTTGATAAATATTAAAAAGGATAAAAAAAGCCCAGATTTCTCTGGGCTTAATTTTAGATTATATCCTTAGGATAGATTACAGAGTGTTTAGACCACTGATGTAAATCTTACCATAGAATTCAGGACGTAACATCTTCTTAGCGAAACGAGTTAACAGACCTTTACGTGGAGTGAAGGTGTTTGGATCGTAGATAAGAGGAGTCATGATCAACGGAATATAAGGAGCAAACACAGCGCCTGCTTCTAAGAATTGCTTACCACGGAAACCTACTAAGATAGTATTTTCAGTCATGTAAGGGTTCTTATAAACAGTGTAACGGCTGTTAAATTGACCTGCTTTTTGTACACCAAATGCATATTCCATATCTTCAGCACCGTTAGCATTAGCAGCGAATCCTGGGATTGACTCTAGGATTGTTGATACTGTTGGAGACACTACCATGAAATTAGCACCACCACGAAGGGTTAATTGGTGAATTTTATTGCTGATCTTGTTTACTTTAGTACCAAGTGTTTGGAACCAAGCACCTTGTGTATTAAAGAATCCTAAGCTAGCTGTTGGAGCCTGTGTAGCTGTAGCTGTAACGTTGTTAACAGCACTCCAGTACTCAGTACCTGCAGCAGCATCTTCAATCAACATATCAAGAATTTCTAAGTCAATTTCTAATGAAATATACTCAGACATCATGTTTGTCAATTCAGCTTCAGCATCCAAGTTTTGGTAAGCGTTCAAATCTTGAGCGAACTCAGGAGTCCAAACTGCTTTTAACTTTTTAGTCTTAGCTGTAATCGCTTGTGATTGCATACTGATGTTAATTTCTGGGATAGAAATTGAAGTTGCACTTTGAGCGTTAGGAGTAGAAACAGTTGGTAAACCGCTTGTTGTTGGATCTTCAAAATCACCACGAGCGTTATCAGCTGTTTTCTTATTGTAGTATAAAGTGTAAGGTCCAGTTTCTGCAATCTCAGCAGTTGAAGCTGTTACATAGAATGTAAGAGTTGTTCCTGAAGTAAATGAAGTGTAAGCTTGGAAATTATCAGCTACAGTAATGATGCTACCTGAAATGCTTGAACCTGATACTAATACAAACGCACGAACTCCATCTGGATCTAAAGTACCTGATACAGGACCTAAAGCGTTTAAAGTAAATTTCTTAATTTGACCTGCAGCAGCAGAAGCAGATAAATCTGAATTATACCCTGTATCTGCCCATGAACCTGAAGTAACAGAAGCAGTAGTTATTGTTAATGAAGATGAGAATTGGTTAGTAGAGTAAGCAAAACGACCTACACCATACAAACCACCTTCAGGTGCTGGGGTAGCGAATGGGTATTGACCGCTTGCGTTACGATTACCATACATAGAACCACCTGCATTGAATGGATTCTTATCAGTACCATATTGGAAATCTAGGAAGAATACAAGACCTGAAGGTAAGTTCATTGGTTGAACGCTAACGAATTCCTTCGCTGCGATTTGACCAAATACCTTACGTACTAAAGGTAATGCGATACCAGCCCAGTTTTCACCGTTTGTACCTGATGTGAATGTAGATTGAGTACCTGTTGAAGAAGTCTCAACTACTAGTTGCTTTGCTTGGTTTTCCAACATCAAAGCCATGTTGTTTTTGTTTACGTCTTCGCCTAAACCTTCTAGAAGACCTGTTTTGCTCCATTTATTAGCTAAACGGGCAGCATCACTTTGTAGTGATCTCCAAGGGTTTGCGGACTCGACTAATGATTGAATTGTGTCCATAATTTGTTTAAAATTGTTTTTTTGGTTTTTGTTACTTTTTAATACCAGCTAATCTTTGCATACGAGCAAATGCTTCGTTTGACTCAATTATTGGTTGTTTTGGGGTAGCAGGAGTAATTGCTCTAGAAGCTGATCCTAATGATTCTCTAACTTGAGATTTTTTAACAATCGAAGTTGCTTTTAAACTCTCAGTTAATGTTTCATATACGAGTTTAACTCCTTTAACATTTTCTGCTTTGTCAAATGCGTTTAAAACCTTTACTTTGTCTGATTCGGTAAGATTTTTAGCTTTGAAGATTTTGTTGGTGTAAAGTAATTTAGCATTTAATAGATTTACTTCGTTTAACTCATTTCTCAATTCGTTAATTGTTTCTTCCATTTCATTTGCCTCATTTGTTTCAGCTTTCCTATCTTTAAGATAGCTTTTTAAAGCTTTAAAGAAAGCAATTGATGAACCTCCAACTCCAAGTATACCAGCAGCTATACCAGTACCAGCTGATGATAATATAGTATCAAGTGTATTTCCAGCGGCTGTCATGTCACCTGATGATACGTACTTTGCAAATTGAATAAGAAGCTCAGAAGCATCAGACTCATTTATTGCTGTTTCTCCTTCCATTTCAGCGAGAATTTCAGCGATTGTTTCGTCGATATCTTTTTCTTCATCATCTTCGATGTCGATATCAATTTCTTCATCTTCATCACCCATGTCTTCCATGTCTTCCATGTCTTCTTCTTCTGCTTCTTCACCTGCCATTAACTTACCAGATGCGATCATGTCATCAATGACTTGAGCTACAAGTGCTTCAATGTCTTCGTCTGACATTTCTTCAAGCATTAGATTTTCATCTATACCTGCTTCCATGCCTTCTTCTTCCATTCCATCACCTTCACTTGTCATTTCTAACTCAGCTAGGATAGAATTAATATCGAAAGTTTCTTCAATACCTTCTTCTTCCATACCGTACCTTTCTTCCATGCTCTCTTTAGCTTCTTTCTCTTCCTCATCCATCTCGTTTAACCTTTCAGCAAACATAGCGGTAAGTTGGGGAGTAAATGCTTCTTCAAGAGCTAACTTTGCATTCGCGATAGCAGTTTCTTTAATAGTCTTAGCCTCAGCGATTGCTTGTTTAAGCGTTTCTCTGTTCATTGTCCTCAAATAAATTTTTGTTTTGGAAATACGTTTATTAAAAACGTAATAGATTTTGTTTAATATAATGCTACATAAGAGATGTGGGTAGCATATTTGAATATACATATATCAATATTTCTTAAAATCGCGTTTTGTTGAAAAAGAAATGCCTCACTTTTGTGAGGCATCAGTCTTAAAATACTATTTTAAGAGGGGTTAAAATATTGGGCAAGTTCCATTAGCACAAAGTATATCTGTGATAATAGAGTTTACATTATAGTATTTACTTGGTGTAGCTCCTTTACTTTCATTTAATGCTTTCATATAAGAGCCTGGGTTTGAAGGTGTTGAAACAAAGTCCCAACATAATAATTCGAAGTCATCTTGTACTTCCATTAATTCACCCATTTGTTTAAGTGAACCCATACCACGAGATGATACACCTACTGGTATTCCATTTTCAAATAGTGATTTTAATATATTACCCGATGGGGTTGGGAGGATTTCAATTACTCCCATTACATTATCTTGTTCCCAAAATATTTTTTTAATGTTATGAGATACATTTTTTAAATTAATAATAGAAGAATCTGGGTGGTCTAATTCACCTAATGCTCTATTAGCATTAACATTTTCCATATACTTATCAATTTCTCTTTCCCATAAGTCCTTTGAGTAATATCGGCCATTGCCGTTTTTTACTTCTGCTGTAGCTAATATTCCTTTAACAAGTAAATTTCCATTACCTGCACCTTCAATTATCTTTACAGGCTTAGCTGAGAATATTTGGGTTTCAATAAGTATCTGTTTCATATTATCCCTTATCGCTTGTTTTTAAATTAGCTTTAAATTTAGGATTCCATTTTTTAACATAAGCTTTTTCTATAGCTTTTTTATCAACATCAGGAAAATCAGCAGCAATATCATCTACTTTTTCACCTTTAGCAATTCTATCAGTTACACCTGATGGTAAATCAGCTTCAGATAATACTTCTTTAATCATTTCTGAAACTAAAGCACGTATAGCTGATTCTTTTAAATCACCATATCCTGAGGATTTAAATTTACCTTTTGCTTCTTTTGGTTCACCTAAACCAGGAGCTTCAGTTTGGTAACCTACTCCTTTAACTCCAAACTGTCCATCTTTAACATAATGAGAAATGTCTTTAGCTAAATTTTTAGCAACAATTGCTCTTAACTCTTCAACATTTTTACCTTCGTTTTTAAGATCTTTCATTTCAGTGTAATATCCTTTTAAGAATTCTTGACCAAAGACATTATCATAATTTTTTTCATCTTTATAATCGTAACCACGTGTTGCCATATCTGTTACTTCTTTAGTGGTTTCTTTTTCTTCAGCTTTAGCTTCTTTAGCTTCTCTTAATGGGTTATTAGCTCCTAAAGGAGTTAAACTCATCATCACCTCAAATTCTTCAACTCCAAATTTAGCAGCAGCGTCTTTCATTGAAATACGACCTTGATTTTGATTATAATATTCAAAAGCTTTTTTAATATTTTCCTTTTTAGTAGCATCATCTTCTTTAAGCTTTTCCATGTTCTCATTAAAGATAGCATGCCAATCTTGCTTTTTACCTGTAGTAACTAATCCACCTATACCTTCTGATAGTATACTCTTATTTTTTAAGATAGTAACAGCATCAGTATATGTTAATACAGGGGTGATTAGTTCTGGGAAATTATAGCAAGCCAACTTCATAAAGTGTTGCTTATTTCCTTTACCTTCTTTAATAAGGTTATATTGTTCTTGTAATACTTTCATTTTATTTAAATAGTTTTATTATATCATCAATAAGTGAAACAGCTAAATCTGTACCATAAATAGCTTTAAATTCAGGATTTTCTCTATATGAATTAATTGTTTCTTTTTTAGCCTCTTGGAGTAAAGTAATTAATTCTTTTAGTTTACTTGATATTAAATCAAAATCTCCTAAACGTCCAGCTATATATTTTTTAATTTCTTCATTATCAGTAGGTAAAGATGATAGATATGATTCTATATCTAATCCACCTTCTTCCTCCCATAATTTTTTTACATCAATTCCTTTAGCGGCTTTATTTAAAGCCTTCGCGTTAACTGGCTTAAATCCTAATTTATAATAATATATATTCTTAGCGCCTTTAGCGTTTGTATTCGGGTTAAAAGCCGCTGGAGTCGCATAGTTTTCACCCGCACCAGCAGTAAAAGAAGCACCAGTACCTGTGGCGCTTTCTTCTTCTAATTGTTTACGAATTATTTCTTTTAAACGGTTATTCATTTTACTGATTCTAATTCTTCTACTAATTGATAGTATTGAAGAAGATTAATTAAATGATCATCATTAACTTTATCCATCTTGCCTAAATTAGGTAATATATTAATTACTTCTTTTATCTTAATTTGGATTGCTTGATCAGTAACAGATTTATTAAGTTTATTTAAATGAGTTTTAATTTCATTTATTTTAGTGTTGTAGAATTCTTTTAGTTTAGGAGTACTATCAACACCGTTAATAAATTCTTTTAGAACATTCTTCTGATTATTATTTAAATCAGCGTACTTGTCATTGAATTTTTCAAGTAATACTCTGTATGTTAATACACGAATATCTTTATCTTGATTTTTAAATTCTTCTAGAATTGTTTCTTTAACTTCTTTTTTATTTACATTTTTAGATGTTAAATACTCTAAAAGAGCAGTTTTATTTTCAATAATCTGATCTGGGTTAGATAAATTATCACTATTATAAACTTCTAGTAATGTAAATAATGCTGCTTGAGCCTTATAGTTAGGTAATTTTACTTTAAAGAAATCCTCTAGATTATAGTGTTCTTTAATTTCTTTAATTAAATTATACTTTTGTCTTTTTAAAGAAGATCGGTTTAATTGTTTAGAACTCTCTATAAGAGTACTTATCACCATATCTGCTCTAGTATCACTAACATTAGTATTTTTAAAGAAACTTTCGTAAATTTTATATTCTCTACCTAATTCTGTTTTAGTAAAATACTTCTTAAGAATATTAGTTGCTGGTGAGTCATTACCTGATAATGTATCAGCTGTAATTTGTCTAACTAACAATTCAAAAAGGATACCAGTATTTTTATACTTTGAATGTTTTATATTCATTCCTAGTTATTATTTTGTCTATAAATATATATGAAAATGTTATTCGCGTATCTGAGATTCATCTAAAAGCGAAGAATCATCTTTTTTAAATACTAAGTTTTTTTCTAATGATTCAAGTAATCGCGAATTTTTTCTAGCACTTTCCATTGCTAGTGGTGAACCACCTTTATAGTTAGGTCTAATACCAGGACCTTCAGTATCATCTACTTTCATATCATGAGTACCTAATCTGTCTCTACCAAAAGCATTTCCTTGAGTATTAATATTTGATGCTTTTTCTTCAGGTCTACCTAAAGGAGCGTCTTTATCATATCCATCAGGAACACCCATTCCATTTCTTCCTGTTCCATATAATGATGCTAAATCATGAGGTGTACCATATGATTTACCTGATTCAAGTGGATCATTACCTTCATTTTCAATTTGTTTAAATCTGAAAGTACGTTTTTGGTCTTCAGCAATTAATGCTCTATATTCATCAAATTGATCTTCACTTAAGTGGAATATATTATCATAAACCCAATCTGTAGGTAATATTTTAGTCTCAATAATACTACGAGCTAATTCAACTTTTTCCTTCATTAATGCTATTCTTTCTTGATCATATATGATAGAAGGAGTAGTTAATGATAGATCAAAATTAGTTAATTGTTCGTTTCTATATCCTTGAGTATACAAGTGAACTAAAGCAATTTTATTTAATTCTGACAAAATAATTCTTTGAATTCTGTCAATTGTACGAGCAAAACGAATATCTTCAGCTGCTAAAGTTGCTTTACCTGTTAAGTCTTTTTCATATCCCATGAATGCTTTAGGTACTTTTAAAGCGGCAAATAGTTTATCTCTTAAATAAATTACATCATCAATAGCTGTATAATCTAAACCTTTAGTTGGTTCAATTTTAGTAGCTGTATCATTACCTCTAACTGGGATATAAAAATCTTCTAATGAGTTTTGTAAATTATATTTTAAGTTATATTCACCTGTTTGTGGGTCAATATATGGAGTTCTTTTCATTGTTGAGATAGTCTTCTGCATGAAGTTTTCTACCTCATTTGGTGGAATTGAACCTACATTAATATAGAAAATACGTTTTTCTGGGGCACGAACAATACGATGAATCAACATAGCATCTTCCATTAAGATGTATTGTTTAAATAATTTACGTGCTGGTTCTAAATAAGAACGACCATAAGGTAAATAGTTAACATCAGTAATTAATCTAAAATGAGCCATTTCATAGTTGTCAAAATAGATTGTTCCTGCTTGTTTTTCTTTACTATAAGTTGAAGCTGCATTCACACCACCATATCCACCTGTCACACCTGAACTGTAACCATCGGGACTGTATTTATATCTTACTTCAGCTGGATTTCTAGGATCAATACCTTCTTCTCTTGCTATGTGGTAAGCAGTATATGGTATAACATTATATACACCAAATTTTTCAGCAATTTCTAATTTTAAGAAAAAGTCTCCATATTTACACATTTGACGAATCCAAGACCATAGATTGAATTCAATATTTAACACATCATAGAATAGATTATAAAGAATCTTTTGAGTATCTTCATCACTACTTCTAATTTGAAGTACCTCTCCCATATCATTTTTTAAAGTACTCTCATCTGCTATAATGTCTAAGGCAGAGGCTACAATAGCGTCTGTATCCATAGCATCATAATCTGAGTAAACTTGAGTACGTAAGTATCTCCAGTTTAGATTTAATTGAGAACCATAAAGTGAGGTTGTATTACTTGAATAAACACGATTATATCTATCTACTAATGCATTTGTTTTAAATTCACCTGTTGATTGAATACTATTAACATCCATTACTTTTAACTGGTTACCACCAGCATTACGAATTATAACATCCGTTGAAAATAATTTCTGTAATCTCGAAAATACACTTGTATCCGCCATTTTAATTTAATTTATTTATAAATATCATAATAACCAGTCTAAACTCTCATTTTGCCCATTAATATCCATACGATATGGATTATCATATTTTTGTGAGAATGGAGAAGTTGCAAATCCTGATCTAACTACTGTTATGTTGTTGATAGCGGCTCTAGCTAAGTCTAGATTTTGTGATTTGAATTTTAAAGCTGTGTCTCTAACATACATTGCTGTAGCTATACTCATAACTAAATCATCATTATAACCTGATTGAGCCTCTGCTCTACCATTTTTCCACATAAATACTCTCATTTCTTCAAGTAATCGTTTGGATTGAATTGTTACACTTCTATCTCCTACATACTCTCTAAATTTATTAATTACAAGTGGTCTTGTTCTTAAAGACATTGTAAAGCCTGGGACCATTTTTGATGGATCATCCGCTCTATCTAGATAGTTTTCAGCTGTTAACGTGTCACTTTTTGTAGAATAATATAAATTTTTATATTCTCTTTCTTGTATTGCTTCAATTGTTGACCAACCTATATTAGCATTTTCTACTACCAACATAGCGTTATTATATTCAGTGGCTAAACCACAAAGAAAATAACCAAATTCACGTGGTGGCAATTGACCTCTATACTCAGCTACTTGTGTATTTGATTCTATATCTATAACATGACAAGCAGAAAAGTCTTTACTATCACCTCGAGCTACATCGGCAACAACCATATAACTACGAGTATAATCTGCCATTTCCCATACCCATAAGTTACGATCAATTCCTCGCTTCTCCAAGGGATCTTTAATAGTTGTTTTAGAAATAAATTCTATTTGTTCACTAAAAAATACTGTATCACCTGAGGTATTAAAGTCACAATCACATTCTTGAGCCGCTAATCTAGGATCACCAAGTAATCCATCTTGAGCTTTTCTCCATTTCTCATCTCGTTCAGGATGAACATACCACGGTAATTTGATTGGTAAGAAACTAGGTACTCCTTCTTCAACTATTCCTGATTCTGCTTTAACCCATGTTTTATGAAACCAGTTACCTGTACCATATGGAGTAGATAATACAATTGCTCCACCACCAGTTGCTAAGGTTTGTTGAGCTGATGCCCATATTTCTTCTACACCATCAATGAACGCTGCCTCATCTATAATAAGAAGTGATACTGCTTCTGAACGACCTGCATCACCTGCTGCTGAAACTGCTTTAACTTGAGAACCATTATTTAGTCGTAAAGTTAATTTATTATTTTCTTCAGCTGGTATTTTTAGCCATGAAGGAAGATTCTCGAACATGAATTTAACTTTTGTTACCATGTTCTTAGCTGTATCCTGTTTTGTAGCGATACAAAGTACGTTTTTATCCTTTTGGAATATCATTAACCATAATGAGTATCCTGCTACTAGGGTAGAGATACCTAATTGTCGAGATTTAAGTACTATATCATATGGATTATCTCTCCATAAACGTAGTACTTTTTCTTGGAATGGGTATAGATTAAAAGGTATTCTACCTCTTGTTGGGTGTTGAATGTAGCAATACTTTTTCATAAAATGTGCTGGGTCTTGGGCACATTTCATATATTCATCCCTAATAATTTGTTTTATATCTTGACTCATAAAACCCTTTTAAATTAATCAATTTACTTTTTGTAATTTTCTATAGGCTTTTATAATGTCTTGGTGTCGCTCTATCCAAGCTTTAGCTTCTTTATCACCACTATTGGCTGCTTTAGCTTTTGCTTTCACATCACCAGCTATTTTTTGATAAGCAGCTATAATTTCGTCTCTTTTTTTATTAATTTTTTTATTTTTCTTTTCTTCTTCTTTAGCAGATTTATTAGATTCCTTATCAGAAGCGGTATCATCTAAAGTATCAAATTCTTCGTCTTCATCTTCAGCTTCATTTGTTGGAACATTTGATATTATACCTGATGGATTGTCATCTATTTCTTTTTTTGCTTCTTTTTTTGCTTCAGCCCCAAGCTTAGATTTTTCAATATTTTGTTTGGCTTGATTTTTATTACTTGATCCCCATGCCACTGTTTCTCCTTCATCTAAGATTTCAACAATAGCATCTTCTATTTGTTTTTTTAATTCTGATAGTTTCATTTGTATTTAGATTTTTGATTATAAATATCAAAGTCCTAAATAAAATTTAACTTGTTCTATTCTTTGTTCTGTAGTACCTGATATTATACCAAAATTAGTAATATATGGAAGGGCTTCTTTACAAGTATGTCTGATGGTTAAATCAATTAAGTTACGATAATCAGCATCAGTTGTACGAACGCCATTGTCTTCGATTTTAACCCCAGTAGGTGCTACATAGAATATATAGTCATATTCAGGAATAAAGACAGAAGCATAATTGATAAATTCTTCTTTTTCATCACTTTCAATTGACTCAGCACAGTGAGCAAAAGCCATCACATCAATAATTGTTCTATCAGTTATAACATTCTCTCTTAATAATTCAGAACAACGCTCAGCTAAGAATATTGTTTGACCTTTTAATGTACTATCAGTATTTAATGGAATACCTAAATCACGTAAATATTTACTACGTTCAGTAGCAAAGAAATAATCTTTAAATTCAGGTAATTCTTTTAAAGCATTAACTAATGTTGTTTTACCAACACTCATTGTCCCACAAAATCCTATCTTCATAAATTGTTTTATTTATAATATAATAAAAAAGGCTTGCTAATGCAAGCCTAATTTAAAATATGTTTTTAGAGATTATTTTTTAATAATTTTAAATGAAAGCAATTCAGGATATTTCTCTATACTATTTTTATCTATCATATATGAAGAATTTTCAAGAACAGTTTTAATAATTGATAAAATTTCCTTTTTGAAGTTGAATATACTTACATTAATACCATTAACATCAGTTTCTAAAGCAACATCATTTCCACTAAAATCTTCTAATGCTTTTTCTAGTTTATTACTTAAATCTTCTGTATTCTCATTTACTTGTTGAGTATCATATTTACCAGTCATTACTTTATCAGCTTTAAATTGTCCAAACATTTTTTCATAATCATCAGACATTTGTGCTTCATCTGAAGTGTCAAATTTTAGATCTGTATTAAGAATTTTATCGATTCTAGCTGGGTCATTAGCATTAAAAAGTAAAACATTTTGTGATTGATAACCTTGATCTTTGGTTCTGTCTCCTATAGTCACACCCCAATATTCTTCTCCATCTTTTTCATTTTTGTATTTGGTTAATGTAACTCCATTTTCTCCAGTTTTTACTTCACCTGTTGGTTTTAAATTCTTTTTTAAATCTTGGTTTTTAGCCCATTTAATAACTTTTTTCCCTCCAGCTACTGCTCCCGCTACTAAAGCTCCAAGAGCAAGAGCAGTTCCAACTACTTCATTTAAATTTTTAACTTTTTCTTTATATTCTGATTCTGTGATTAAACCAGCAGTTTTTTGCATTTTATAGAATTCTTTATTCATTATTTTAGTATGTTTATTTATGTATAAATATCTAAAAAAAATTAGAATCGCTGTTTAGCAACTCCACTCTTATACCATGGTAATCCAATACCATCACGTTTTGCTTTGTGATGACTATCCTTAGTGTGTGAGGTACCATTGATAAAATACTCCTCTTTTCCATCTGGATGAATCAAAGCTGGTCCTTCCCAGTTATGTAATTTTCCATCCTTCAGATAACGAACTGTTCCATCAGTTGATGTAAATTTCTTTGTTTGTAATGTTGGGTCTACTGACATTCTGTACGTGTTACTCATATGTTTTTATTTTATATCTAAATATAACATCAAAATTATGGAGGGCCAAACAAAGGTTATACATTTTCTAAATACTCTAAGAAATTTTCGTATACTTCTCGTTGTTCTTTGCTTGACTTTGCAATAGCTTCACGCAACATTATTGAAACATCTTGATTAGATTCAACTAAAAGTTTATGAAAACTATGAAGTGTGTGTTCTGCTATTATAAAATCAGCACTACTATCACCATAATCTTCTAAATCATTCAAGTACAACTGAATCCACTCGTTTATTTTATCTTTTGAGAGCTTCATATATGATATTTTTTAATTTAGTAAATATTTCACTTAACTGGCTATTTAACCATTTTAAACGTTGTCCAAATCGTTTTCCCTCCATTGGTTTTTCCATGTTATTTTCTGGAATATAGTTGGCTAACGGCTTCATATACTCGCTACCAGTGAGGAATATGAATTTATCTTTTTCTGGGTTTATACCAGCTGATTTCATCTGCTTTACTGTTTCTTCACCCCATTTTTCTTTTTCATCTTTAGGCATTTCTTTAAGAGTTTTGTCATAAGGAGCTAACTCTTTAGTTAAAGGTACTAAGTGATGTTTAGCAGATAGGATAAACATCTTATCTGGTTTTAATTTCTTTCCGTACTCTAAAGTTTTCTGGAACATTGGAGAAGCAGAATACAGCTCCTGTGCAGGAGCCGTATGATCTAATTTTGATTTAGTGCAACTTAAAAGTACTATTTTTGCCATTTATGAGATCTATTTGTCATAAATATTATTATACTGTTATTTCTTTAATTACTTCTCTTCCCATCATATGATTAAGATGAACTTTTAAACATTGAGCATAAGTTTCACTATATTGAGGAGCAACTTTATTTAAACCAATAAGTATTTCATCAATAGTGCATCTATCATAACGCGTGTATACTTTGAATTTATTTAATTTTTTAATTAAAAATTTATAATTGTTATTACCATTAATTATTCTTAATTTAGGATGAACATTAAAGATATAAGAAAGATATGGTTCTGAAGCTTCATATTCTGAATTAGCCATAATTTCTTTGACCATATTCATATTTTCAATATCATTACTATCAATCATGTTTAACATACTTGAAAATATATCAATATCTAAAGTCATACCTTTATTTACTTCGTTTCCAAGTAAATCATCATACACTACTTCTATATCCCAATCTCGAATATGTTGAGGTAAATTCATAAAGAATCCATATTGAGAGAATGCTTTAGTATTACCATGATTATTAAATATTACAGCGCCATTAATAGGTTGATATCTAAGTTTTAAACCACTAAAATTAGGATCATGCTGAATTGCTTTCTCTAAATTATCTGATTTAACTAAAACATATTCTTCATTAACTGAATCCCACCTACTATTTCCTTTAGGCATATATTTGCTAAAGTTTTTCTTTAGAACCGCTGTAGGAATTGGATAGTATTGGTCTGTTAGAGCATTTTTAGCATTAAATATTTCATCAATAAAACTATTACCAATAACTACAGTATCTAATTCCTTCCATTTACGTCCAAAAGAAATATTTAATTTATTTTCTTCAATATAATTCTTTAATTTAAAAGGAGGTAATTGAGATAATTGAGTAGAATATACTTTAGTGTTAGTTTTTAAAGTATTATCTTTCCACCTATCACGTAACTCTTGATATTCAAGAGCTACGCTTTGTGGTATAAATAGTGGTTGTTTTCTTTCGTACCAAGTTTTACTAAAAAAAGCAACAGTATTACTTTTGCTATTAATGTTAACATGAAATGTCAAACTAGTAAAAGATACTTGTTTATCAATCAGTTGTTTAACTATATCTTCCATAATTATTTAGTTAAGAATTTCAATAGTGTTTTATTTAGCATCAATGATTTGAAATTAGCTGAGTCACCATTGTAGATTTCTTTTACAATTTTGTATTTCAAATCCACAGCGAACAAATCTTCATTCATCAATAATGCTAAACGATCAATAACTGGTTTTTCAATTTTGTTATGTTTAGCATAGAATAAACTATAGTTTATAATACGTTGTGAGATGATTGATGCTAAATCTGCTCTATATTTATCATCTTTACCAATTGTACTCTTTAATTGATTAAGTACATAATCCTCATTTTCATGAGTTAAAATTGATTGTGGTGAAATAATCTTATCTAAACGATTATTAATAAACATTGTGAACAATGTTGAGAATTCACCACCAACACTACCTTCACCAATCATTTGAATTAAAGGTAATGTATTTTCAAACGATTCAAGTGATGAAATTGAATTGAAGAATGTAGTAATACTTCTTGAGTTGGTATTTGTAGTAACTAGTTCTGGATGTTTCAACAAGAAGTTAATACAACGACTATCTACTTGAGCATTCTCAGCCCACTCACTCCAACAATTAATATCAAATTTCAAATTAGTTGAGATGAATCGTGTTTTTTGAGCGTTGTCAATACTATTTACTAAATACTCACCGTTATCAGGATTACTTGTAAGAATGATATGCCAATCTTTTGGTAGTTCCCAACTAATATATTGTTGGCGGTCAATCAATTCCATTACAGCTTGAATGAAACGAATATCAGCGCGATTCCAGTCATCCAAAAGTAGAATACCACCACTTGATTTACCACTAATCCATTCAGGTGGACAGTAACTCATTCGATTTAAACCAGTAGAACGATAACCAAGTCGTGTATACTCTTCCATAGCATGTTCATCTAT